TTTATACTGCATTGATTACTGCAAATACTACTACCGTAGTAACATTCCAGAATATTGTATCTGGCGCTGCAATGGCTAATGCGCCAACAGGAAACTATGCAATAGGTTTAATTGACAGAGGTCAGCTGCTTCCTCAAACCATGTTGATTGCATCGGATTCAACTTGTATCGTAGAGTTGATTTCTTCTACCCCTACAGCAGAAGTTGGATTGAATGGTGCTAACTTCCAAGCTCTAGCAGGTCTTGGATCATTTAACTCATTTGCTGAACGTGACGTACAAGCAACCTCATTATCTGGCGGTGAAGTAGTTTATGCATTCCCGCTCTCGCCATCTGGCGGATTGCAACAGCTCGATCTTTCATTTTTCTTCCCTGTGTTGACTTCAATTCAAGGAAACATTCCAGACATTATAACGGTGGCGATTACATCACCAGCGTCAACACAAAACAAAGTAAGTGTGAACGTAATTTGTGCGGAGGCTATGTCTTAAAATGGCTGGAGCTTGGACACGCAAAGAAGGCAAAAACCCTAATGGAGGTTTAAATGCAAAAGGCCGTGCTAGTTTAAAAGCGGAAGGACATAACATTAAACCTCCGCAGCCTGAAGGCGGATCGCGCAAGAAAAGCTTCTGTGCGAGAATGGAAGGGCTTAAGAAAAAACTTACGAGTTCCAAAACAGCCAACGATCCAAATAGTAGAGTTAACAAAAGTTTGAGGGCATGGAAATGTTAATGAAATCATGCACAAAATGTTCTCAAGAAAAACCGTTAACAGCGGAATACTACCCTCTGCATAACAAAACTAAATCAGGCTTTGATAGCTGGTGTCGCACATGTAGAAGTTCGTATAGAAATGAAATATCTCGCGGTAAATTTCGTAATGTAATTTCAGATGAAGATTTAAAGATGATTAAAGCAACCACAAACGAATGCGTGATTTGTGGTGAACATGTAGCGCTAGTCGTTGATCACGATCATAAATCTGGGAAAATAAGAGGAATGTTGTGCAATCATTGCAATAGAGGTCTGGGACATTTTAAAGATGATCCAATGCTACTGGAGTTTGCAGCGCAATATTTGTATGCATCAGCGGATTTACCACAATGGGATAAATACAAATCTGATTTAGCATGGAAATGCTAATGGAAAAAGAAATGATAATGGCTGTGTGGAATGGTGGACTCACGGTGATACTGGCGGTTATTGGATTTTATGCCAAAGAAAAATCAAGTGAGCTGCAACGTTTAAACATTCTTCTAAACGTGACACGCGAGGAGATTGCGCGTGATAATGTAACTAATCAAGAAGTGGACAAAATCATGGCCCATATTGATCAACGATTCAACAAGCTAGAACTAAAGCTTGATGAACTAATGAGCAGTAGACGTCATGCCCAGTAGCACAGCGAAGCAGCACCGTTTTATGGAAGCGATTGCCCATAATAAGGCATTTGCGAAGAAGGTGGGTGTACCTCAGTCAGTAGGCGAGGACTTTTCAAATGCCGATAAGGGCAAAACTTTTAAACGAGGTGGTCAAATGGCTCTCAAGAAACATGAATTAAATCAAGCAAAAGAACTTCGTCGTATTGCTGACGAGGAAGAACATGAAGCCCACGAGATGAAGCGTGGTGGTCACGTTAAGAAGATGGCACATGGTGGTCATGCTAAAGAGCATCATTCCAAAAAAATGGCTGATGGTGGAGCAGCAATGGACCCGCGTGTAGCTGCTTTGATGATGGCAGCCCGCCGTGGTCGCCGTCCTGCGGCCCCCGCAATGGCAGCCCCTGCTGCACCTATGGGCGCTCCCGGAATGAAGCATGGCGGTTTGAGCAAAACACATCACAAACATTTAGCTGAACATCACCTATCTATGGCTGAACATCATCATCACATGGCTCATGGTGGTCATGTTAAGAAGATGGCAAAAGGTGGTGTTGCTGAATCTATGGGCCCACGTAATATGCATGAAGACGTTGAGTCTGGTTCTAACAAACATTTGAAGCATGGTGAGTCCGCTATACAGAAACGCGGTCATACTCGTGGTCACAACCTTGGTGATTCAGGAAAAGTTTCCCGTGTTGAGAATGAGAGCGACATGAAGTCTTGGGAAAAAGAAGGCATGAAGAAAGGTGGTCACGTTAAGAAGTACGCCAAGGGCGGTCACGTTAGTTCAGAGGCTCATCATCGCGGTGACGGGATTGCACGTAAAGGCCATACCAAAACCAAATTTTGCTAAGAGGTAAATCATGAAACACGGACACAAACATCATCACGAGCACGTTGCCCATCACATGAAAGAGCATGGTGAGCACCATGCAGCGGGTGGTCACATCCATCATCATGAACATGTTGAGAAACATTTGAAAGAACATGATGGTGGTATGCATGGGCATAAGCATCACCATGAGCACGTAGAGCATATGTGCATGGGCGGAAAGGCTTAATATCATGATGGCCTCTCGTGGTATGGGGGCGATTTCACCGTCTAAGATGCCTTCGGGTAAGAAGAAGGCAAGACGGGATGACACAGACTTCACGCAATATGCAAAGGGCGGGAAGGTGTGGGAAAAGCCGCGCCCAAAAGAGTTAGGCAAACCTAAGAAATTAAGTCCAACCAAAAAAGCTAAAGCGAAAGCAATGGCTAAAGCTGCGGGTAGACCCTACCCAAATCTTGTTGACAATATGAGGGCTGCAAAATGAGTTGGTTAAAATTAGCTGAAGATGAAGCGGAAGCAATTCTGGAAGCCTTAAAAGGTCGAGTTGAATATTTGTTTAGTGGTTTTGGTGCAAATGCCCATTCACATCTTGATCCTATTATTGACGCACTTCAGGCACACGTAGATGCAAAAAACCCCGTACAAACCCCCGCTCCCGTTGAAGAAGCTGCTCCCTCTGCTCCGGCAGAATCAGCAGTTGAGCCAGTTGCAGCAGCAGCACCAGCAGAGTCAGCACCTGTTGCTCCAGCGGAACAAGCCCCAGTAGCTGAATCACAAACTGTTGTAACTACCGCTCAGGCATAAAATGACTACAAGCGGTACGTCAGCATTTAATCTTCCGTTCAATGAGATAGCTGAAGAGGCTTACGAACGCTGCGGCGTCGAGATGCGTACTGGATATCAACTCCGTACCGCTCGACGCAGCATGAACTTGTTGACTATCGAATGGGCTAATCGTGGGATTAACCTTTGGACCATTCAGCAGGGTGAGATTGTATTGGTTCCCGGACAGGTATCGTATCCGCTTCCGGATGATACGATTGACCTTCTCGACCATGTAGTTCGCACCAATGAAGGTACATCAAATCAGATAGATATCAACATTACTCGTATATCTGAGACGATGTATTCAACGATTCCAAACAAACTTGCTCAGGGACGCCCTATCCAAGTTTGGATTAATCGCCAGTCCGCACAAACGAATGCAACTACTATACAAACCACAAGTGCAATTACATCTACTGCTACTTCTATCCCTGTTAGCAGTTCTGTTGGTTTGGCTTCCGCTGGATATGTAACGATTAACGGCGAACAGATCTACTACAACAACATTGAAAATAATACGTTAAACCTTTGCGCTCGTGGTCAGAATGGCACTACGGCAGCAGCACAGGCCGCAGGATCGTTCCTGACGGTATACAACGTAAATAGTATCAATGTGTGGCCTACGCCGGATGCAAGCACGACATGGACGTTTGTGTACTGGCGTTTGCGTAGGATCCAAGACACAACGGCTGGATCGTACAACGAAGACATTCCATTTAGGTTCTTGCCATGTATTATTGCTGGGTTAACTTATTACTTGTCGCTCAAGATTCCGGAAGCTATGCAGCGTTCAACGGAATTGAAGCTTGCTTACAACGAACAATGGGATCTTGCCTCAACAGAGGATAGAGAAAAGGCTTCTCTGCGCTTAGTCCCACGAGAGCAGTTCTACTCTTGATATGGCAACGCAATACGCTAGTGGCAAATACTCGATTGCTGAATGCGACAGGTGCGGACAGCGATATAAACTTAAGCAACTTAAGAAAGAGATTATTAAGACCAAACTTTATCAAATTAAAGTTTGCCCAGAATGTTGGGATCCAGATCAGCCACAGTTATCATTAGGTTTATATCCTGTTTATGATCCGCAGGCCGTAAGAGAACCAAGGCCAGATATCAGTTATTATGCTTCTGGGCAGAGTGGATTGTTGATCAGTCAGACTGCTGGAAATGGAATTCAACAAGATGGATATCCCGAAGAAGGTAGCCGCGTTATACAATGGGGCTGGAATCCGATAGGTGGTTCAGAAGCAAACGATGCAGGGCTGACACCTAATTACCTAACCCTTCAGTTTGCTATTGGTACATGCACCATATCATCTACGTGAGGACATTATGGAAAAGAAAACCGTAAAGAAAATTGCAGATCAAGAAATCCACAAGCATGAGAAACATATGCACAAAGGTGCAAAAATGACCAAGCTTGCAAAGGGTGGGGTAACAAGCGGAGAAGATAAAGCGCTAGGCCGTAATCTTGCTCGTGTTGCCAATCAAGGGAGCAAATGATGAGAAAAGTCACGATGCCTCCAATGAATGTGCTTAAAGAAAAGCACAACAAAAAAAACAATCTCCCAGCAGAAGCCTATGCAATCCCTCACACAATGGATGGCAAAACGATTGATGGCAATGAAGCCATGGAAGCAGGAGTCTATGCCACCGATAAGTCTGCCAGAGAAGCTCATGTATCTGACCCTATTCCTAACGGTCCTAGCTATGGTACTTGTAAAGAGCCTAAAACATCTGGCATAGAGATGCGGGGTTTTGGTGCAGCTACCAAAGGGAAAATGTCCAGAGGACCGATGGCGTAATGTATTACTCGGAGCTAGTTACTGCGATAAACGATTATGTAGAAAACGTATTTCCTACATCAACAGTTAATCGTTTTATTGAACAGGCTGAACAGCGTATTTATAACTCTGTTCAACTAGCTCCTATTCGTAAGAATGTTACTGGTCAAGTTACCCCTACAAATACATACCTTGCTTGCCCAACTGATTGGTTGTCAACATATTCGCTTGCAACATTTGTGTCTGCTACTGGATCAATTTCTACGACGAGTGGAAGCAACGCAATAACAATTGTGGCAAGTAGCGGGAACAGTATCCAAGCAGGAATGAATGTTGCAGCAACCGGAGTTCCTATTAATACTGTAGTAACTTCAGTAAATGGATCAACAGCATACTTGTCATCTAATGCGACAGCAACAGGAACTGTTTCTGCCAAGTTTCAAGGACCATATACGTACCTTTTGAATAAAGACGTAAACTTTATTCGAGAGGCATTTAATTATCCTGTTACAACAGGATTGCCTCAATACTATGCGGTCTTTGGTCCGCAAACATCTAACCCTAATGCTATGACATACATACTTGGTCCAACGCCAGATCAAGTTTATACAATGGAATTGCATTACAATTCTTATCCAGATTCAATTATTCAAGCAAGAATTGGTTCATATATTGTTGTTTACCCAACTGCATTTGCTGATAATCCGTTGCCCGGAGAAACTTACTATAACGT